GTAATCTGTTTCGTATCTTCAGATTCTAGTGCAAGAACTAAAAGTTTTTCTTCTCTTACAAGGAATGGTCTGTATTTGATTGTTTGTCCAGTTGAAGGCAACTCAAGTTCATAAGTTGGCGTAGAAATCTTTGGTAAAGGCATAATGTCCTATAGAAGTTTCAGTATGATTATTTATTAGAATAGTTCAAGATCACCTGTAACTGGTGGAACATCACCACCGCTTCCAGGATTGACATCACCCGGATTAGTTCCTAGGGTTCTTCTATTACTCAGAGGATTTTGATTTAAATTGGGAAGTTGTGGTTGGTTCGGATCAATGCGAGGTTGTGGATTTTCTGGGAATCCAACATCAGGTATTCCTGCAGGTGTTACTTGACCTGGCTCACCTTCAATAAAGTTACTTTGTCTCCTCAAAAGATACCTGGTGTATGTAAAGGAAACAGTGCATTTTAAAAGTTCTGAAGAATCATAAGAAACTGGCATAGATGTTATGCTAATTGGATATGCTTTCAAAAACTTATACTCCAAGTAGTCACCTTTAAAATCTCTTTCGAATTTGTTTATGTAGATTGCTTGAGATCTATATCCAGTTTCGCCATCCGGAAAGTTTACTCTGTAAAAGTAATTGTTATCTTCTGCAGTTGGAGTTTCATTAACTGCATATCTTATCCACTCTTCAAAAAATAAAATTAAGTTGTAACTTCCACTTTGTCTTCCGTAGTCAACATAAAAAGTAAAGTCTGCTCTATCATCATACTGCTTTCTATATGCAAATCTTTCCGTAACACCAGTAAAATCATCATTAACTTCATTTGTGGCTAATGATGAACCAGGAAGAGATGCTTCGGAACATAGTAAAGAAATCAATTCTGCATCATAATATTGCTTAACCTTTTCAGGTGGATTAAACCAACACTGAAAGTTTGATGTTAAAGAAGGACGAAGTAGTTTCTCCTTAACCTCAGACAATTTAACTGGTCTCGGTTTTGGGGCACCAGAAGAGTTTCCAGTAGGAGTTCTTCCGTTGCCATTTTCTACTTGTCTGTCACCAGACTGATTTCCAGTAGGAATTTGAGGAGTTCCTGGAGGAGTTCCAGATGGTATAACTGGCAATTGAGTCACTGGACCACCTGATGGAGTTCCTCTGGGATCTTGTATAGGAGTGGAAACTACCTCCATAAGAACTGCTACCTATAAATACTTCTACCGATATATTATGTATAATGGCAGAAAGCATTAAAAGTCGTTATAAACCTGAGTATCCAAAGAAATATAAAGGTGATCCTAACAACATTATCTGTCGTAGTAGCTGGGAGAGAAAATTTTGTCGTTGGTGTGATCTGAATGAAAATATTTTAGAATGGGGATCAGAAGAATTCTTTATTCCTTATTTTGATCCAACCACTAGCAGAGTTAGAAGATACTTCCCAGACTTTATTATCAAAGTCCGTGAACAATCTGGTGATGTAAAAAAGTATGTGATAGAAATCAAACCAAAAAGACAAACGATGCCTCCAGTTCAAACAAGTAAAAAGAGAACTAGAACATTCATTAACGAAGTAAAAACTTACGCTGTTAATGAGGCAAAGTGGAAGGCAGCAAAAGAATGGTGTGCAGATAGAATGCTTGAGTTTCGTATTATCACAGAAAACGAACTAGGTATAGGTTAATGGCACAGGGTTTTGGGGTGGATGTTCAGAGACAATCACCAAGAGTATCTCAACTAAAAAGAAAATTAGATGGATCTGAAGATGCTGATCTGATTATGATGAGTATTATGGAAGTTTTCAAAGATATTGAGTACGTTCCAGACCCAGGAAACTATTATACTTTTATATACATACCCAAAACTCCAGATATACAATATGATGAACACCCATTAGTTGCAGTAACTGAAGTTCAAAGATGGGGATTTAAAGGATTCAACTATCATTGGGGACAAATGAGGAACTACACCTGGCAAGAAGTTGCAGGAGCACTCCATTACATAAGGCAAAATGAGATTGAATATCTTCGTTCATTACCTTATGGCAAAATGAGGACTAAATAGATAAAAAAGTCTATAATGGCTGAATCTAAACCATATACTTTACCTAATACTCAGGGAAGATATGTTACAGTATCTGTTACTAATCTAGGTGGGGAAGTTTATCGTTTAAATGACGATGGAACTAGAACGATTTATGCTGATTATTTTGTAGAAAATGGCAATACTATTTTAGAATCTTCTACATTTTCTTCAGAAGAGTTTCAAAGAAACCTAGCGCAGAATTCTCAAGGATATAATAGAACGATCGGTGGTTCAATTCTTGATGCTAACAAACAAACTAATTCTCAGCCAGATCCAAATCAACCAAATGTACCTGGTGGATCTACTCCTGCCAATCCAAACCAAGAAATAACAGAAGAAACTGAAAATAAAACTTTAATATACCCAGAAGATTTAGCATCCAGTGGACAAGATAGAATTAAATTCCTAGCATTAATATATTCTTCAACTTTGGATGGAAGATTGCCTGGACTTTTTGAGGGTGGGTTTGCATTAAATAGACCCAAATTTACTCCAGTCGAAGAGGGTCCCGTATTTTTGCCAATACAATCATCTATTACAGATCAAAATTCTGTGGGCTGGGAGCCTGATACAATGAACCCTATTGAGGTAAGAGCAGCTACATTATCATCCAGTATAATGAAAAATCCTCTAAATGAAAATATTACAAAGGCAGTTGGAGATAATCTTTTAAATGCTCTTAAAGAATTAAAAAAACAAGACGAAGCAGTAAGAGCTTACTTAGTCGGACAAGCAATCGGAGTAAATAATCTACAATCGAGATTATTAGGACAAGTTCTTAATCCAAACTTGGAACTCCTCTTTCAAGGTCCACAATTAAGACCATTTACATTTACATTTAAACTATCACCAAGAAGTTCGAGTGAAGCAAAAATAGTAAAAAGAATAATAAATTACTTTAAAAGAAATATGGCAGCTCAGGTCGCAGAAAATGGTTTATTCTTAAGAGCACCAAATGTTTTTAAAATAGAATATCAAAAAGGAACATCAGAACACAAAAGTATTAACCTGATTAAAGAATGTGCTCTAACAAATTGTGCTGTTGATTATACTCCTCTTGGAACTTACATGACCTTTAATGATGAAGAAGCAACTATGGTTTCCTATACATTGAACTTACAGTTTCAAGAACTCGAACCAATCTATAGTAAAGATTATATCAATAAGCACCCAATCGGATTCTAAAGATGGCAAAAACTTACTTCAGACAAGTCCCCAACTTCGATTATGTCAGCAGAGTTCCTGGTGAGCAGAATATCTCTGACTATATCACGGTAAAGAATCTTTTTAAAAGAGGAAAGTTAAGAGGTGATATCTTTGGAAACCTTAACTTCTTCACCAAGTATAAGATTATCGGTGACGAAAGACCAGATAATGTTGCATTCAAACTCTACGGTGATTCAACTTTAGATTGGGTAGTTCTTCTTTCTAATAATATCGTAAATGTTCAAAATGAATGGCCTCTAACTCAGAGAACTTTCGACGAAGTAATGCTTGAGAAGTATGGATCTTATGAAAATCTTTACAATGGAATTCGTAGTTATGAAACATCAGAAGTAAGAGATTCTCAAGGAAGAATAGTTCTAAGAGCTGGTCTCGGAATCTCACCAACCTGGAAAACAAATGGTAACTTTGTAGAGATAGTAAATTCTCAGATTGCTGTTATTTCGTCAGGTGATTCTTTAACTCCATCTTCAACTGTCACCGTTTTCCTTATAAATGGTATTCCAGGATTGCAGGTAGGAGATCAAGTCAATATCAATAATGTAACTGAGAATCAATATAATGGAGCTCAGATTGTAACTGAAATTCTTTCAACTAATGGATTTACAGTTACTGGTTTCAGATATGAACTTCCGTTTGTTCCCAACATTGCATCACCAGTATTAGCAGACCCAAGAGATGAAGAAGCTTTGTTCGTAGTCCCTGAAACATCTACGGTTACTGCAAACTCTTATTACTATGAGTTCTGGGATTCTGGTCTTGGTTATACCGTATATGTTCCATCAAGTTCCTTTGTGGTTCCAGTAACCAATTATGAATACGAAAATAACTTACAAGATGAAAGAAGAAATATATATGCTCTTAAACCAGAATACTTGAATGTAATCTTCA